TGGAGTTTGAAGATACTGAATATTTATACTTTGATTCTTGTAAATTTCAAATAAAAAAGAATGAAACATTAAACCTAATTACATCTAAATGGACAAAGTTAGAGTATCCTGAGTTAGAAAAGGATGATATTTATATAAAAGAAATAAAGGAAGACGAGGCTATAGCTTATTTCATTAGATTTTCAAATGATGATATACTGCATATTTATGAGTATGTTGATGGTTTAGAAAATTGGTTTTTAGATTTTGAAATTGTATCACCCAAAAATGAAAATTATAATGAGATAATCACCCGTATGAATGAAACTTGGGTAAATACAATAATGTAAAGAGCTGTAAATAAAAATATGGAATGATTAGGGTTACGGGAGTTGATAAAGTAAAAAATGTTAAAAGTAAATAATCAATGAGAAAATATTTTTTGATAATAATGGTTTCTTTTCTTTATTCTTGTCATTCAGATAATTGCTCTAAAAAATTGAGTTTTGAATTAGACTATCATCTATTTGAGAATATAAAAATTAATGGCAAAACATATTGTGAACTTGTTAATGGAGCATTAAAAGGAGATAAAGATTCAATATTAAATCTATCTAAAATAAGTATTGGCGACTTTGGTTCTTACCAACACGGAGCTGTACTAATTGAGATAATAGATATAGTAACAATAGACAAGTATTTGATAATAGTGTCTTCTTTAAGTGAAAAGGAAAAGAAACAATTATATTACACAATTTGGGCAGGGTTAGAATTTACTCCAAACCCCAAATATAAAGGTAAACATATAGAAACTATTTTCCCTGAATTGAAAGAATTATTAGATACTGATAATGTACCCACAGGGTAATGTTCTAAATGTATTTTTTGAAATAATTGAAAATAGAAAAGATAAATGAAAGAAATATTATATGGATTAGTATGTTTAATACTTGCTTTTCTCATGTTTAAAATCCATATTAATTGGAGAAAAAATAAGAAAATAGAATATAAAAGTGATGAATTAGATATATCAGACTATAGACATCTTATAATTCATTGGATACTAATAGCAGCTTTTGTAATTTATTCTATAATGCTTTTATTCAATGGAGTATTAAGTTTGATAAAATAAAAAAGTATAGAAAAAAGGATAATATCCCAGAAGTGTTGTTTTGAAATAAAAGTAGAGTATGAACAAAAAGATAATAGTAATTTTTATAATTCTATTTTTAAATATTATATCAGCGATAGGAATGTTTGCCCTGCATCCAGATGATAGTATGAGTTTAGGGCTTATCTATATTATTCTGTTGTTTATATTCATTAACGGAATTATTGGTATTTCACTAATATTAGTAAAATCAAAATATGGTTTGTATTTTATTATAAATATTGTAATCAATACAATAGTAGTTTTTATAAGCTTTTTTTCTGCTGTAAAGTATTATAAAGCAACAGATATAAAACCTAAAAAGTTCTATTATAATAAAACTTTATATTACCTTGATTTTATTAGAATGGATACCATGTATATAATATGGAAATCAGGAGAATATAGTGATATTGAAGGAAAGTATAACAAGAAAGAAAATGAAAAAATAGAATTAGAAAATGGTATATATATTAAAAATGATACTATATATAATTTCCCATCGGAGAATCTAAAATTAAAGTTATATGATAGAAAATAAAGAGTAATATGGTAATATCCCAAATATGTTTTTTAAAACAAATAAGCAAAAGAACAAATATTTTAAAATAAAGAAAAAAATAAAGAATGATGGAGAATGTAAAGTATAAATTATATTTACAAGATTTAGTAGCTATTTTAAAAGAAAGATTAGAAGACACAATGAAAGAAGAATATTCAGAATTTGATTTGGGAATGCAGATGGAGTGCTATAATATTTTAGATATTATAAAACAACAAGCAGAGGCTTTTAATATCCCATTAGCTGAATTAGGACTTGAACATTATGATTTAGAAAAATTTATGAAGAGAAGATAAACATTAGTCGCTCAAAACATTGATAAAACCTTATAAATTCATATAAAAGAAAACCTATTTCAAATATTCGCATAAAAAAAGAACTTTGAATTATCTCAAAGTTCATTTTTAATTTCTATTCTGTAATGTGTTGCCTTACAGACTTGTAGCGAAGACGGGACTTGAACCCGTGACCTTTGGGTTATGAATTATATTAGTGGCAAAATTGATTTTATAATATATTCTTACCCAGCTATTTAAGTTTTTTGGAGAATACGGTTTGTATTCGTTTTTAGTATTCTTTTTTTACAATTTTTAAACAAGAGCCAAATTTATCCCACATTTGCACTGGGATTCCCCAGTGAAGGCATATTTTTTAAAGTGCTTATATGGTCTTTCAATAGTGATATTACTTCTTCTTTTTGAGCTATCTCTTTGTCTTTTGCCGATAGTAACTGTTCATAGAGTTTTGTGTTTGTAGAATTCTCCTCTGAATTTTGCTCTAAAGTCTTTATCATATTTCCTTTCCCAGTAAGCAACCATGTGGGCGAAATTTCGCTATAAACTTCCACAATATTGATTAAATATTCTCCTCCTATTTCACTATTTAGAGATTTTCCTTTCAGGTTTGAATAAGATATATTCGTTTTATCGCAAAATTCTTTTTTTTGAATGCCTTGATTTTCAATAAATTGCAGTATCCTTGCTTTTATAGGTGAAATTTTATCCATATTTTCTTTTGAAGTATGAAATTTTATACTTACATTTGCAGTAATAAATTATTTATATAAACATAATAATAAAAAGTAAATACAAATATATGAAAATATCAAAAAAGATTATAGATAAGATTTTACGAGACAACAAATTCAGCTTAAAAATAGCACTGATATTAGACATTCAGCAAACCTCTGTAAGAGCGTTGGCTAGAAGTAATTCTGATAAACTAGGTCATGCTAAATTAGTTGAATTTTACAAGGAAGAAGGTTTCTCTGAAAAAGACATTTGGGGTAAATAGTTTTTTCAATGACAGCGGAGAATGTACTGCCTATTATCAAAGCATTAGACGCAAAGGAACAACAGCGGTTAATGCAGATGCTTGGTGTTGGAGCAGAAAAAACATCTTCGACAAAGACGAAACATTACATAGAAAGAGATATTCGACAAAGATTATTGTCTACCATATTCAAGCCACGAAGGGTCTAAATATTATCACAAATTCTTTCTTCATAACTTTTTGGACAACAGACCAGCCTAGACGGGGTGCAGTGGCTTTTTAACTTAAAAACTCAATTATAATTTAAAATAAATAAGATGAAAAAAACAGATAAACCGCTTGCGGTAAATTTAGAATTTGAAGAGCAGTTAAGAGAATTGTTGTCACAGGCTCCAGAGGGCTTTGGGTTCTTGTGTTTCTATTACCTTACAAATGGAGAAAAATCTTGTGAAGAAGGTGTTATGCTTCATGCGGAAGGACCATTTATCGCAGATGCTATTGTAAGTGCAATGGAGGCAGAGGAACATATAGATACTTTGATACAGGCTGCATCCTCATATGTTACTGAATGTAGAATTCGTGAAAACAAAGGTAATCATGACAAGCACCAAAAGACAACAGTATAACGCCTGCTACAGGCTGAGAAAAAAAGGAATAAAAGTTTCCACGCCAGAAAGAACCATATATGGTTCGGCTGAACTGAGTGAGAAACCTACGGTTTTCCTGCTCCTTGAAAAGTTTTCTTTTGTTGTTCAAACTCAAATATTCACAAATGAAAAGTAGAATTGAAAATCCCAAACTAAGGGCTTTTGTAGAGGGTTTCAAAAAAACATCCACACCAGTCACTGTTATAGATTTCATAAAAGGGAAAGGGGAAGGTTTTAGTCTTGGTTTTAAAACTAAAATAGACAGATTAGCCAAGGATAGCGAGTTTGTAATAAAAATTGTAACTGGATAATGATTTACGAAAAAAGAAATAAATACACCTGGGTATTAAAGGAGAAAGAAAAAAACAATACAGCGCCTGTTTCAGAAGCTGTTTCGGAAAAGCCGACAAAACAAAATTCTCGATATAAAACAGCTCAGTATCGGACTTTCTGCAAAAGACTTTTTACTTATAAAAAGTTTGTTTGCAAAACTGAACTGAATATCCTTATAAAAGAACAACTGCACGCCAATACCACTTGGTATCGTAACAGGATGGTTCAGCTGGGTTTCTTGAAAGAGGAATTTAATGTTTTCAAACCAGGAGAGAATTTATAAAAGATGAACAAGTATTTTTTTCATTGTATTTAAATTTAAGTTTCCCAGCTGGTTTCGGTGCGAGCCTGCCAGCTGGTTTTTTATCTAAATTAAAATAATATTAAAACATAAAATAATGACAACAAAAGAATTAAAGGGATTATCATTTGCAGAATTAGAAAAATTATCATTCACAGACGAGTTTTTAAACAACGAACTTATATTAGATATTCTTCTGAATGAACTTGATATAAAACATCAGAAAGGCTGGTATTATTCTAGTGGAGATATCATGATAGTTCTGATTAATTTAACAGATAAAAACAAAAAGGTTCTGTCGGAAATTATCAAGGATTTTAATGCGTATAATATTCTTGTAGAAAAAGCGTATACAAATAACTATACAGAAGGAGTAATCAATGCTGCTTATTTAATCGATTATAACAAAGAAAATTTTGGAGAGACATTATTGTTTGATTGGGATAAAGGGCTTTTTTATTATAAAGGCGCAGATGAATAAGAAAGAAGCTTTTTAGCATAGTAATTTATAATATTTCCCTTGTATCAAAAAGGATATTATACAAAAAAAATAGACAATAATGAATTTCCCAATAAATCAAAATGATATATTCCAGGCGACTAATGGTGGTCTGGATTTGATACAGAGGTTTTTGCCTCAAGTTCGGCAGAACAAGCATTTTAAAATACGGCACGAGGGAACAGAGTCTGCTAATCTTTCCAAGAAGGACGGGATTTATTTCGTGAAAGACTGGGGAGACACGGGAGGTTTCTACGCCGAAAGCCGAAACGGGATCCACATCTACGCCCACGAAATGGGGCTTACTTATTTTGAAGCTCTCTTGCAGCTGGGTAGAGAATTGGGGATTTTGGACGAAAATAAAACTAAACCTAAAAATATAAATGTATGCAAGTTTTCCGAGTTCGAGGGAACGCTGAACGAGGAGGGATTTTGCTACGAAACCAAAGATTTTACACCTTATGAGCTGGAGGTTCTTGGACCGCTGATGACGGAGGAAGTGTGCAGAAGGTATGGGCTTTATTCCTTGAAGTCTTATTCTTGGCTCAAAAAGGAAGAAAACACCCAAAAAGAATTCTGCAATGTCTACACGGTGGAGAGTTCCGAAACCTATCCTGTTTTTGCCTTTATCGTAAAAGCAGGAGGTGGAAAGAAGAAAATCCATCTGGAGGGCGAAAATAAAAATGTAGTAGTAGAAGAACCCGAAGAGGAAAGAGTTTGGCTGAAAATCTATAAGCCCAAATCAGCAGATAAGAAATACCGATTTTCTTACCTTGGCAAGAAGCCATCGCAGCATATTTTTGGGCTGGAGAATGTAAAGTCTATTTACAACAAACTCCAGCAGGAAGTAGAGGAATCCTACGATGATGAGGAGGAATCTGCACCAGCCAAAGTGAAGAAATTAGAGCGAATAGTCATCTGCTCTGGCGATAGAGATTCTCTCAATATGGCTTCTACGGGCGAAACTGTGGTTTGGTTTAATTCCGAAACGGCGGATATTACCGAAACACAAATTGCGATGCTTTTCAAGTATGCATTTGAGGTCATCAATGTTCCAGACCTTGACCCTACAGGCTTCGAGGCTGGTAAGAAACTGGCTTTGGAGCATATGGATATCAAGACTGCGTGGCTCCCAGAAAGCCTTACCAAATCCAAAGATTTTAGAGGTAATCCGAAAAAAGATTTTACCGACTTCATGAAATCTGAAGCTGCATTTGAGGACAAGGAACAAAAAGAGCTTCGAGCAAAAGTGAAAAGATTTCTGGAACTTGCCAGACCTGCTAAGTTTTGGACTGAAAAATGGAAAACCAATAAGGAAGGGAAGAAAATAGACCACACGCCAACCTACAGCATTAACTATAAAAATGCGTTCAATTTCTTGAAGCTGAACGGATTTTTCAGAATAAAAGATACCACCAGAAAGGATGGTTACTATTTTGTTCAGCAGGACAAGCATGTTCTTCGGGAGGTTTCTTCGCAGGAAATCAAAGACTTTTTCAATAAATTTTTGGATGAAAAACAGAAAGAAAAAGGGCTTCGGCTTTTTCCCGATGAATTGCTGAACATGGTTATTGGTTCAGAGGCGGTTTCGGAGAAAAAACTCCAGAATTTAGATAGTAAGGAGTTTGATTTTACAGATTACACTCCAACTTCTCAGTTTTTCTTCTTTGATAAGTTCATTTGGGAAGTCAGCAAGGATAAAATAGAAAGGATAGACAAGGGCTACAGCCGTTATGTGATGGAGGGCGATATTTTGAACGAAATCATTTTCCGCCAGACCAGGACGAATCTAAATACTTCTAAATTAAAATTAGAGGAGCCTTTTTTCAATATTGAAAAAGATGAGAATAACAACTGGAAATTGGATATCGTAAGAAGTGACTGTGACTTCATGAATTACTTGATCAATACCTGCCGTGTCTATTGGAAAGAGGAAATTAAAAATTTAAAACCATCGGAGTATAATGATTATTTAAAAGAAAATAAATTTATCATTAACAAAGAGACACTTACAGAAGATCAGATTTATGAGCAGGAACTGCATTTTATCAATAAGGCGTTCTGCTTCGGCTACATGCTCCACCGATACAAAGATCCAACAAAGGCATGGTGTCTCTATATCATGGACAACGAGGTGGTAGACGATAACGAATCCCACGGGCGAACAGGAAAATCTCTTTTTTCAAGTCTTGCTTTGAGGTTGTTTATGAATTCAAAATATATTGGAGCAAGGAAAAAGGGGCTTTTAGAAGGAGATTTCTTATACGATGGAATAACAGAACAGACCGACTATGTGCTGTTCGATGATGCGGATAAAAGATTCCAGTTCAAAGAATTATTTACTGATATCACTGGTGATTTGAATGTAAACCCTAAGAACCAGAACTCATATCTGATTCCTTATCACTTATCTCCTAAGTTCTGTATTTCCACCAACTATGCTCCTTTCGGGCTGGATAGTTCCTCTACTTCCAGATTATTATATATGTCATTTGGAAACTGGTATCATGGGAAAATAGAAGACTTTGAGGAAAGAAGCCCGATGCATGATTTTGATAAGCGTTTCTTTACTGATTGGGATGATGCTCAATGGAATTTGTTTCTCAATTTCGCAATGCAGTGCCTGCAGTTCTACCTTTCCACAAATGAAAAGATAGGAGCACCAGAAGGGAACATCAGAAAGAGAAACCTACAGACAGAAATTGGAGTTACATTCTTGGATTGGGCAGATGAATTTTTCAAAGATGAGAATATTAACCAAGCGGTATGCAGAAGAGAAATGCTTGATAATCTGAAAAACTCTCATTCTTCTATGAGACAGATTTCTCCAACATCATTTAAGCATAAATTAAAGCAATATTGTGAGTTGAGAGGATACATATTTAATCCAAAGGAACAGCTGACAGATAAAGCAGGAAAAAGAATTATGAAATGGGCAGGAGGTAAAACTGAGGAGCATTTCTTTATCCAAGTTCCAGAAGAAAGTGCCGAGGAAACGAATAATGAGCAAGACGATATATTTTTTTAAACCATGATAAAAACGGAGTTCCCTACGAATAGAGCAGAGCTGAAAGAGCAATTCGGCTACCTTTCTTTCCAGTGCACATTCATCAACACGGATGTTGTAGTGGTGCGAAGCAGGAGGACTTACAAGTATGTTCTTGTTACATATTGCTGCGGGAGAAAAACGGGTTTTATCTGCGAAGATGAAACCCTGCAATGGGAGAAGGCTTTCGAGATTTTCAAGGAGGTGCCGAGCAATTACAATGATTTAGACCAATGGGAAGACCAGAACGAGGAAAGACTGGAGCTCTTGGTTCCAAACACGCACAATTATGTATTTATCGATGACAAAGTAATAAGAGAAGTAGTAAAAATTAAAGAAAAAAAATAAAAAATGGATAGAATAAAATTATTTACAACGGGATTTACCCAGGTGTTCCTAGTTGTGCTGAACACTTATTTCATCACGAGAGAGTTTCTATTTGGAATCCTTGCATGTGGCTTTCTTATCAGCTTTGTGTGGTCGCACAATGTGAAGAAAGTAGCTTTCGGGAGCGAGTGGGACAGAATTATTTATTCCCTTGGTGCAATGACTGGGAGTATACTGGCATTTTACTTCGGGAAATGGATTTATTAAACAACTTTAAAATTTTTTTAAAAAATGGAAACAAAAGAATTTAAAATTCAGGTGCCATATGGCTATGAAATTGATAGGGAAAATTCAACTTTCGAAAATATAGTTTTTAAGAAAGTTGAAAAGGAACTTCCGAAGAGTTGGGAGGAATTAAAAATTATAAAAGGATTCTTTGTAAATGGTGAAAGTGAGATTAAAGAAATTAATGAGGCACAGGATAAAATACTTGCTATAGAAGGTAATAGAAATGTTTTCCCTGCAAAAGAAGAAGCTGAAGCATGTTTAGCACTTGCTCAATTATGTCAGTTAAGAGATAGATATAATGATGGTTGGAAGCCTGATTGGGAAGATGACGGAGAAATAAAATATCATATTGAGTTTTTTAAAGGAAAAATTAAGAAGGAATATCATTATGCAACAAAAAGAGTGTTGTGTTTTAAAACACAAGAACTTAGAGATAAATTCTTAGAAAACTTTAGAGATTTAATAGAAATAGCAAAACCATTATTATGACAGACTACGAAGAATTTTTAGTTCCAATAGAAATAGCGAAGGAGCTTAAAGAAATAGGATTTAATGAACCGTGTTTATTTGTGTTAAATCCTCATAATACTTTAATACTAAGTTCAGAGGTTCATGACAAGGGAATAATTGATATTAGAAAAATCAAACCTCGTAGTAATGGTAAATTAGGAGAAGATTTTTGCTCAGTCCCTACCTATGAACAGGTGTTTGATTGGTTTTGGGAAAAGAAATATCCAGTTCATTTTCTCAATACAACAGAGCGTTCAACAGATAATATTGGGTGGATTTTTTGCATAAGAGAAAAAAAACAAATGACAACCATTTACAACTCTTATAAAGATGCACGACTAGGATGCATCAGAGAACTAATCAAAATTTATAAAAATAAAAACATTTAATTTTTAATCATATGGATATTATTGGAAACATCTACAGCAGAGAGGTTGTAGAGCAGAAAACAGAAACATTCCGTGTTCAAGAATTCTTATTGGATGCATCTTACTTTGACAATTATAATCAAACAAACAGAGAAAATTTTCTCAAAATGCAGGTTAAGAACGCCAATATTGACAAGTTGGCGGCGATTCCTAACGGAAGTAGAGTGAAGGTCTTTTTTACCATAGAAGGAAGATTCTACGACAAATAGGACGGAACAAAGGGACACGCTCAGAATCTCTCTGCGTTCAATTTCGAAGTGATTAAGCTGGCTGAGAATAAACCAGCCACTCCTGCTGCTCCTGCACCACAAGAAACCGACTTCTAGATGCTTAGGCGCTAATTAGTTTTTTTCATTGTAATCCGCTCAGATTTGGGCGGATTTTTCTTTTTGATATACATCAGTTTTCGCACACCTACAAGGCGGCGATTTTCACAACCCCCTGCCACCCCCAAAAGTTGTAAAAAAGTTGTAAGGATTGTAAGGAATTATCCGAGCGGTCTGTTTGTCGGGTTTTATCGCCTTACAACTTTTATTTTTATTTTGTAAGGAATGGATAATCCTTACAAAAAAATTGTAAGGGAAAAACTGCCTTACAAAATGAATTTGGCTATTGTATGGGATTCTTACAACTCAAAGTAAGGTATAAATATTTGAAAAATAAGCACTTACAAAATCCTTACAATTCTTACAACTTTTTTCCTACTTTTTAGAGAATTTCAGAATAAAAGTTTCAGAAACTAAAAAAAGCAGAGCCTTTATAATATGGTGGAAAAATCATATACTTGCTCAAAAAAATAAGGATGCTAGTAAGTATATTTTTGCCAGTGAGTAAGCCGATCAAGCAGTTTTTGACTCAGAAATTTGGTGCGGAATATCAGCCAAGCCGAGATAATTGGTTCGGAATTCTTATCAGTTCCCTTTTGAGCAAGAAAAATTCGAACTGGGATGATCGTGGAAAAAATGAAGTCTTCGAGGAGGAATATAAAATTTCCTTCAAATTATCTTATTCCGATAAACACGGAATCTGCATTCTTCCGACGCACGAGCAGCTGCTTCGGCGTGCGGTGGAGAGTCTGTTTCGGGAGCATCTGTATGAAACAGCAGTTCTCAACAAACTCTACTATGATATAGAGTATAAAACATCCATAGAAAACCTGCTGAATTTCTACGGAATCCACGAGGAAGAAAAATCCTATTATCAAACTATTATTAGAGATTTTAACAGAAAAAAGGATAAAATCGCCCAACGATTAGAAAACCAGCCAAATAAAATATTTTCGTAAAAAAACTTTAAAATATGGTGGAAATCAGCAATATTCCAGAAAAATTCTTTCGTGAAATTCGACAAATCGAAATTTTCAACGCCAAAGAATATTCATTCACAGCGAACAGCACAGGCAAGAGTGTTTCTGCTGAACCGAAAATAATCTTTAAAAACATTGTTCCCGAGGACTTTGACAGGTCTATCAAAAGAAAATTCAAAAACGGAAACGCTTTTTTCGAAGTTGATTTATCATTTAATCTCTATGGTCTCAGCCCAATGAACATCAGCGCTTATTCTGTTCTTTTGAATAAAAAGGGTTTTGCTATCCGCCTGGTGACCAATGTAGATTCCATGATATTGGGCAATGAGCAGGAGCCGTTCATGGTAGAAGTTCACGATGGGCGCAAGGATGATAATTCTGGAAGTGATAGGATGCAGATCCAAATTTCTGGCGCTACCATTATAGAACCCAAAGCCCAGAGCTTATAACTTTTCTGTCTTTTTTTACGCAAAGAACATTTTGGATTTTTGAAAAATAAAATCTAAGAATGTTTAATGGTAATACTTTATTAAATACTCCGCTGGCAATAGACAAAGGCTATTTGATGAGCCTTGTTCCATCATTGGCAGCGGAATTTATGTTGATGAAATCCTCTCCTATACAGAGTGTAAAGGAGAGAGAAATGCAGTATTTATCCAAAATCAACAAACAGGGAGAAGGGAAAGAAAACATGAAGTTTCCTGTAATAGTGGATATTGTGGGAGCAATCACTAAATATTCTACTTACTTCTCTTACGGCACCCAGTTCCTTGGGGAGCTCTTGAAAGAATTGGATAGAAGCCCGAGTGTTTCGGGAATTATTCTCAATATAGATTCTGGAGGCGGTATGGTTTCTGGAACCGCAGAACTTACCCATATCATCAAGAATTTAGAAACTCCTACTATATCATATACCAGCGGTTATCAGTGTTCGGCAGCGCTGGACATTGCTTCTGGGTGTGATTATCATATGGCATCTCCTTTTGCTGATAAAATCGGCTCCATTGGGACGATGCTCTCTTATCAAGATTTTTCAGCAATGTTCGAAAAATGGGGAGCAAAAATCTATGAAATCTATGCTCCACAGTCTACAGAGAAGAACAAGGAGTATCGTGAACTGATGAAAGGAAACGAAAAACTCTACACTGAACAGCTGAAAGTTTTAGCAGATGATTTTATTTCCAGAATGAAAGAAAATTTTGGGGAGAAGCTGAAAGATGACGGGCATGTTTTCAAAGGGAAAACCTACACTCCGAAAGAGGCTTTGGAAATCGGTCTTATAGATGAACTTGGTTCTTTAGCAGATGCATTGAGCAAATTTTAATCAATAAATTAAATAAAAATGAAATTTACAAGAATCACAGCCCTACTGGGGCTAGCGCAACTAACATTCCATGCAGGAGTGTTCGGAACGCAGAAGCCTTTTGCGAAGCTATCGGAAGAGGATTTGGAAAAAATAGAAAACGCCTTGGCTGGTCTGGAATCAGAAGGAATGGCGGAAGAACTGGAAAAAACCAAGCAGAGTCTTTCCGATGCTGTAACGAATTTAGAGGTCGTAAAAAAAAATTCGGAAGAAACGGCACAGGCGGTAGAAGCCGCACTAGAAACTGCAGGGTTAAAAGAAGAGGCTAAAGAAAGCGTGGTGGAAAACATCGCTTTACTTGGGGAAAAATGCAAGGAATTCGGAGGCTCTAAAAACAGACATTCTGTGGTAGAGAATGACGGAAAGGAGAATTCTGAAAATGGTTTGATTGGAGGATTTATGAATCCAGAAGATGAGCACAACAAGTTGCTCCAGAGAGTAAAAAAGTAGAATAAATTAAAATATAAGAATATGAGTTTAAAAACAGACCAGATTAAAAACGAGCTTATTCGTTATTTATCTGTAAATCCTACTTTATTCAGCGGTATGGTTTTGTCAAGCGAGGTTTATATTAACCGATTTGCTAGAACCGTAACCAAGGTAAAGGGACACTATCCATCGGTTCAGGCATTGATGAGCCATGCAGTTCAGATTTTTGATTCCAAGAAAGTGACTCCGTATGGAGATATTACATTCTTATACAAAGATTTGAAGAATTTCCATCAAAAAGTGGATTTCCAAATAGATCCAGCGGAAATTTTGGGAAGTATTTTTGAAGAAAAATACGAAGAAAGCAAAGGACTGCAGCAGAAGAGCATCTCTGTTCTTGCTATGCAGATTTTAAAAGAAAAAGTGATTGATGATGTTAATATTCTATCTATCACTGGTAAGTTTGATGCATCACAGAAAGGGCAGGCTTCTCCTACATTCGGATCATCAATGGACGGGCTGAACGAGGTTCACAAGAAAATAGCAGCGGATACTACAAATCCTGCGTTCTTGGTTCCTGGTGATGCGATAACTAAAACCAATGTTTTGGATGTGGTAACGGAGTATGAAAGACAGATTCCATCACTTTATAAAAACAAAGTGAAAACTATCTTCATGAGCCAAGCTGATGCGGAAGACTATCAGATCGCATACGAAGATAAGTTCGGACAAAACAAGTTCCAGGATGATGCCATGAGAACAAGACTTGGCAAGAGACAAATCGTGGGCATACCGAACCTTACCAAAGGAACTATCGTGTCTACGGTGGACAATAACCTATTAAGGCTTATTGATGAAATTGACAATCCAGCGACTATTACTTCGGTTCAAGAGAACGGAAGAATATTGGATGTTCTTGGAGAGTTCTCTCTTGGATATGATTATGCTGTAAACCAATTGGTATTCATGCATACATCAGACGGAACGAAGAAACGAGGATTGAACAATGCGGATCAGAACGAATTGTTCTATGCAAGTGAAAAACTAAGTGTGTAATCCTATACCTGTAGGCACTTTAGGTGCTTACAGGTTTTTCTAAAAAAATAATATTATGGCAAAAGAAGACGAAAAAGTTTCTGAAAACATCGAAGAAACTGCAGATAATACATTAGCATCTACAGAAAATGTAGCAAAGGAAACCCTTGATACTAGGGAAAGCGAACTGAATGTTTTTGCGGACCAGCTGAAAGAAAAAGAAGCTGAACTGGACAAGCGTGAGAAAGAAATCGCAAAAAGAGAAGCTGAACTGGATAAGAGAGAAAAATCTCTTACAAAGAAAGAACCTAAACCAGCAGAGCCGAAAGCAGAAGCTGTTTCTTTTGAGTTCAATGGAGAAAAATACAGATTCACTGATGATGCTCCGAGCAAAATCAGAATCGACGGCTTAGTGAAAACTCAGCAGGAAATCTCCCAAGACAAAGACATACTGCTTCAGTTGGTCGTTGGCGGGTCTGGATTGATAGAAAAAGTTTAACCAAAAAATAAATAAAATTATGGCAAGTTGTTTTGATAGCATTCCGCACGAGAACTTGGAGCATTGTCCAAATGATGAAATCAATTCTGGGATTGCAACGAAGTTGTATTATGTTCCTGTAGATTTCATTAAAAGTATGGCAAAGCCTACGATTTCTACTACCTATGCCAGCAGGGTAACCATCGCAGCAGGAGGTATTGTTCTCAATAAGGATAAAGCGTGGAAATCCATCGATATTCAGATGGATGAAGGAGAGTTGAAACCAACCCTTACAGGGAATGTGGGCAACAAGAAGACAAAAACAGAATTGGAATTTCTTATTCCTGGTCTTAGAACGGAAGTGTTGGGCTGGATAGATGCCTATAAGAACGCTCCGTGTGTTTTTGTGGTAAAAGATGCCAACGGAAAACTCTTTGTGATTGGAAACAAAGACCTTGGAGCAAGAATAGATTCTGCCGAGGGAACTACAGGTAAGAAGATAGATGATAACTCTGGAGTAACAGTGAAGTTGGTAGCGAATGCGAAGACTTGTGTATATGAAGGAGAAATCACATTAGAACCTGCAGCGTAGAAAATTGGAAAAGATGGATAAAAAGTATTTCAAACTGAATGTTCCAATAGGAACTAGGATTATCAGTTCTCGTGGTGATTTTGTAGTGGAAGAAGTTCCAGATGATGCTTTTGATTTTTTCCAAAGAGGCTCTCAGTGGCTTTCGCTGGTGCCAGAGGCTGTAGAGGGTCTTTCCAAATTGTCGGAAACGAAACTTAAAAGCCTTTTAGCTCTCAAAGAAAGGCAGGATATGGCAGAAGATGTTGCCATTATCCAAGAGGCTTTGGAGCAAATTCTCCTTACGAGAACGGAGACAGCAGAAGATAAATCAAAATCACAAAAGAAACAGGAAGCCTAGTGCTTTCTGTTTTTTATCATTATGAATGTAAAAGAACACCAGGAACTTTTAGAAAAGTATATTTCATACGGAGGAAACCAGCGGATAACGGAAGCCTGCAGGAGGTTTTCCCTGCAGAATTTCGCAAAGCTGAAATATGAGCTTTCTCGTTTGAATAAGACCGCAGAAGCGAATGTTTCAGCTGAAATTCCAGCCGATAAACCAGCAGACCAAGAGAGTGGAATTCCGAAAACAGAAGCACCGAGAAAGGTTTTCAATGATTTTATTGCAGATTATCCCGTAGAGCTTCATAAGGTTTTCCGCAGACGCTGGGGGCTGTGGATGGAGGCTTGCTCCCTTAAAATTCAGCTCGGAGAACTTGACCCTAAAGATGAAGACGAAGCCTTTGAGCTTCAGTGGAAAATTTGGGTATGTTTTAGAGAATTTGACCAGTGCCAAAAGGTGCTGAAACATTACAGAGAGTATAAGAGAATAATGCCTTTGGAGACTGAAACTGATTTCGAGGGAATGAGCGAGCTGGAAATTTATAAATATCGGGATAATCTCAGGGCGCTGATTACAAGGAGGAAACAGACCATTAAGAAAATGGAAAACTCCCTGCCTGCTCCCGAAGACCCAGAATATAAAAGCCGACTGCACACGCTGAACCTCAAACGGGAACAGCTCCAAGAAAAAGAAAACGAACTAATGGAATGCGAAAAATTTTTGAATAATGGAAAATAAAATCAAAAATATTTGATTAAAAACTTGCGTAATCAAAAAATGTTGATTATCTTTGTCGTGTAATAAAAAATCAGAGATATGGTAACAAAAGAAATTACATCGGAAGAATGGTTCTTAATAGAAGCTATCCGAAATTACAGAAAAGCCTATCCTAATGGAGCAAGAATGCTAACGGCTGAAATTCAAGAATTACTCAACGAATTGATGGATTTGGATTACAAAGAAAATCAAGAAGAGGAGAAAGAAGCCAAAGATTAACAAAAAGCCCCTTCGGGGGCTTATCAAAATATCAAAATATGGAAACAACAACAAGACAACAACAGGAAAGAATAACAATGAAACAGCAGCTTTGGGATATTATTGTAGAAGTATCTTGGGGGGAAATATCAGAACAATATTTTAAAAAATCTCGTTCTTGGCTTTCTAAAAAGATGAATGGCAAGGGATTTAATGGAGAAGAAGGGGATTTTACTCCAGAGGAGAAAGAGATTTTAAAAGGCGCCTTGGTGGATTTGTCCGAAAGAATAAAAAAGGCTGCTTACGGTATTCAGTAGTTCTTATATACTGATTTTTTATTACACCCGCCCTGCATTTGCAGGGCTTTTTTTGTCTTTTGCCAGAGATTTCCCAAGAATTATCTTTGAGGCATGGAATTGTCAAAATTCAAGAAAGACAGCAGTTTTCAGCGTATAAAGGCGAGTTACATAGATGAGAGTTCAGTGGAACTGACCGAGCGTGAGGCGGAGAAAAAGAAGAGGATGAGCCACGCATGGTCACTGAGATTGAACAACAAATACTCTACTTATCAAGTAATTCAGATACTAATGAGAGACCACGGGATTTCTCAGGCTTCGGCGTATCGTGAGTATAATATGTCCATGCAGATTTTTGGCGAGCTGGAGGCTACCACATTAGCAGCAGAACGACAAATACTGAAAGAGGCTTTCTGGAACGAATACCAGAAGGCTGTAAAGGCTGGCAATGGAGACCTTGCAGTTAAGGCACTAAAAGAGTATAAAGAAATATCTAATATTGATAAAAATGAAAACGAGATAGACCCTAATAAGATACAGGCGCATGAGTATAACATCAAAATGCCGAGAAGAATTTATAAAATGATGGATAAGGAGTTTGCGTATGGTGTGGTAGATTTTAATAATTTAGAAATCGAGGATGCAGAATTTAGGGAAGTAGAAGAAACGGAAGATGATGATGAATAGAGAGATTAGCAATTTGATAAAGCCACAGAAAGATATTTTGCTCAATCCCATGCAGATGGCAGCAGTGCTGGCAAACCATCGCTATAAAATTCCTTATATCACGATAGAAGCAGCGAGGGGGTCGGGTAAGTCTACCGTATTGGGGTGGTTTTTAAAGGAAGCCGTGAGGCAGATGCCACGCTCTACTGGTGTGATTGTGGGGGAGACCTTTGTGCAGATAAAGTCCAGAACCCTGCCATCTACCAAGGAGGGGCTGGAGATGTTTGGGCTGTATGAAGGTTATGACTATGTAGTGGGAAAGAGTGGGGTATCTATGGGCTTCGAGCGACCATTCCAAGCGCCCGACAGCTGGAATAATGTAATTCATTTCAGAAATGGCGCCATTGCGGTGATGGTTTCGCTGGACAATCCCAATTCAGGAAGGGGATTGAATTCTTATTGGGTAATGGGCGACGAGGCTGTATTGCTTACCTACGACCGATTATTCAACAATGTTTTGACAACTAACAGGGCAAAGAAGGAAATATTCAAAGGCAAATCTATGCTTCATGCCGAGATATTCGTTTCTTCCGTGGCGATGACCAAGAAGGGGGAATGGTTCACTAATAGGGAGAAAATGGCAATGGAAAACCCAAAAGAGTATACCTTTATCAAAGCATCTTCGAAAGTAAATATCCACAACCTAAAGCCTGGCTGGATAGAGAAGATGAGAAGAGAGGCGCTCTCAAAGACTATGTTTGAAGCTGAGATACTGAACATCCGCCCTGGGAAGATTGCTGATGGCTTCTATGCACAGCTCAGCAAGAAGAATTATTATAAGTATAAATATGATATCGAAGCCTTGGGGAATTTGACAGAAAACTATGTGCCGAGCAGTAAGTATGACACTGACCTGGTGCGTGGTGTTCCGCTTCAATTCAATTTGGATTTCGGGGGAAGAATTAACTGTGGGACAGTGTCGCAGCATTTAGAAAGCCAAGGAGAGATAAGATTCATCAAGGAGTTCTTTGCGAAGAACCCTGATAAACTTTCCGATATGGTTAAGCAGTTTATCGACTACTATAAACACCACCAATCCAGCTGTAATGTGGTGCATCTGTATCACGACCGCTCTGGTTACAAGTCCGAGGCGAACTCCAAGACTACATTGGCAGAAGATGTAGAGAATGCGCTCCGTTCGGCTGGCTGGATAGTGATTAACCAGACACCGAACACGAATAATCCCGAGCATATACAGAAATTCAGATTGATTAACGAAATTCTTTCCGAGCAGAATTCTCGGCTTCCTATTGTTAGGATAAATGAAAACCAGTGTCCTAATTTGATTATATCAATGGAGAATGCACCACTGACGAGCGATGATGCTTTTAAGAAAGACAAATCCTCCGAGCGAAGCAGTACCATTCCACAGGAACATGCCACTCACTTTTCGGATACGCTGGATTACTGTTTGTTTTGGCAGTTCAGTTATCTTTTGGATTACGATTACTCCGATTCCTTTATTATTACCAATATTTAGAACCTACAGAGTCTCCTCATTTCGAGGAGATTTTTTTGTTTTTGGCTTTTCAGCATTTCGGGAAGTCCCTTTCATATTTCGGTAAAAAATAAAACTGCAATTGTAGAAAAAACTAAGGCGGCTCGTGGGGGCTTTTGCACACTTTGAGAAAAAAACAAAAAATTCATAGGTTAATAGTTTGATAAACAAATGATTAGTTTCAAAATTTTGAGAAAGAGCCTTGTTTTTTGGTGTTTTTTGGTGTGTCTTTTATGCTTTCAGTGTGTTGTTTGATATTTGCGCCATGGAAAAAACGCTGTTTTTATCTGATGTTCTCACGGAAATGAAAAAAGTAGACACCCGCAAAAATCCTGTCCCTTTTTCTCTAAAAATTAGAAGTTTTAATCTGCAAAATAAAACGGGGGGAAAATTGATAAGTTACGAGGAGGCGGTTCTGCTTCGTCCTCCTGCGAAAAAAGGGGCGGTAAGGCTGGCGGATGAAACGCCCTTTAAAAATCCTAACCATTGGGAAAATCGCACCAGGAATATCAAACTAAAAAACGGCGAGATAAAGAAAATACATATTATTTTCATCGAGGAATTTAATGGTAAAAAGGTGGTTTTTTAATAAAAAAATAAATAAAAATGCAGAAAATAGACAATGATACCTATATAGTAGGGGGTAATTCTGTGGTGAGTTTCAGTGGTGCTGCCAAAGGTGCCAGCGCTGAGCCTCACAGTGTTGCGAAAATAAACGCATCGGCTACGGATTCCAATAACTGGTGCAACTGGGGCGATGACAACCAATATCCTAAACGCCTGATGGAAAAGGTGGCGATGGTGGGCGCTGCTTTGGGCGGATTGGAGGTGCTTACTTCGGCTCATTATGGGCTGGGGCTGAAGGTTTTTGAATTGATAGAAACCGAGGGCGATGCAGAGTTTAAGGAAAAAATCCCAAGCAGTGAGCCGAATATCTATGATTTTTTTGATAGAACGCAGTTCGAATTGGTATTGAGCGATTTGGTGGCGGATTTTGAGTGCTTTAGTATTGCTTTCCCAGAATTTCTGCTGAGTCCAAACGGAGAAGAAATTATTTCTGTATCAAGACAACAGGCGGGGTTCTGTAGATTTGAAAAGCCAAAAAACGGCATGATAGAAAATATCTACATCAATTCTGCGTGGGGCGAAACGGATTTTAACGAAAAAGATATCATAAAGGTGCGATGCTTCGGGCAGAATTTGTCCATGCAGGAAATCAAGGACTACTGCAAGGCGAAGAAAATCAGCAAATTCATTGTTCCTATTGTCAATACCTTGATTATAGAGAAAGTTTATCCATCAGTCGGCTGGCATTCTTCGTTCAAAAACGGCTGGATGGATGTAGTATTGTCCGTTCCAGAGTTGAAAAAACTAATGTTTGAACAGCAGTTTAATTTTAAATATATGATTCATATCGCTGATGATTTCTTTATTCACAGATACGGAAAGGATGAGTGGGCGAAGTTCGACAGTGAGCTGAAAAATAGATACAGAGAAGAGCTGGTAAACAGCATAGACAAAGAGATGACGGGGAATAAAGGAAGCGGAAAAAGTTTGATTTCTCCATTTTTTAGGGACAAAAACTCGGGAGAGCTGATAAAGGGAATTCAGATTGAGGAAATCAAGCAGACACAGGCTGGCGGTGATTTTCTGCCCGATGCCAGTGCTGGGAACTCGGAGATTTTGTTCTCTATGGGGGTAGATCCAGCCCTGCTGGGAGCGGGCGTTCCTGGTGGAAAAAACTTGAGCGGTTCTGGTTCTGATAAGCGGGAGGCATGGACGATACTTTGTGCGAGGCTTCCGAGGAAACACGCCCGAACGCTATGGGTTTTTAGACTAATTCAGAAATGGAATAACTGGAATAAAGACCTCGTGGCGAAATTCCCGAACATCAATCTGACAACTTTGGACAAAAATCCAAATGGACAAGTGGCAGTCAAGAATTAAATTACCAAAAGTAAAAGTTTCGTAATCAGTGCCGAAAATATAGTAACAATGGAAAAAATAACAGAGCAGAAAGCCAGAGAGCTGGTGAGCTTTCCCAAGAATTTTGATTTTGAATTGATAGACCAGCAGTATGGATTTGAGAGAAAGATTTTCTCCTTGGTAGACAAAAATGTTTTTGAGGAACTGAAGAGTTCAAGTCCAGTGGCTTATAATAATTTGGTAACGGCGGGGCTTCATTACAGTTTTGTTTTGTCGCTTCCGAGGATAAAGGTTCATCTGAGTAACTATGGTATCAACCAATATGAGCAGGGAACGACCAAAAACGCCAGCTGGTGGGATGTTCGTGACTTGGCTTTGAGTTGGCTCAGAAAGGCAGATTTTTATTTAGCAAAAGCTTTGAACCTTTTGGCGGAAAAACAGGAACTGCCTTTTTTCAAGAGAAGTTTTTCTCTACTGCCATTTTCTGAAACGAGATATTACTTCGGAGAAATTTCTCCAGAGGTTTATTTGATGCTTTCAGATTTGATGCGTGGTGCTTTGGATGAGTTTCTTTCCAAAATGAAACCTTGTGAAGCAGATATTCTTCTGGGCGATGATGTATTAAGAGGTATGATAATGAAATACTGCATTGAGAAGGCTATCGCAGATGCGGCGGCGGAACAGGGCTTTCTGTTTACCAGCACAGGCATCGTGGTGCAGTATGAGGAATTACCGTGGCAGAAGTCTGTAGTGCTTACAGATGAGGAAAAAAGAATATTCCAGGTGCGCCATATCAGAGGAAGTGAACGCTATCTTACACAAATTTGGGACTATCTGAGCAAGAACAAGGACAATTTCCCTTGCTGGAATGCCGAGGACTCTCAGCTAAAAGTCCCTATCATCGCAAAAAAAGGAGGTCTTTTCTTGTAATATCTTGTCTTTTTTTAGCACCCTGCGGGGTGCTATTTTTGTTTTTGTGATTACAGAAATACATACAGAAGATTTGCATTATTGTCCAAGCACAGAGGTGTTTGGAGGTATTTTGGTGAGGCTCTACTATGCTTCTGTTTGGGACTTTGCGAAAATAGTTCTTCCCGAAGCGGAGGGCTACGAAGATAGCAGGATAATTTCTAAGGGAAATATTTTACTCAAACACGGAAAAAGTCTAAAGGCTGTGGATGTTTATCTAGACCAAGGTTCTCTATCGGAGAAGGTCACTGGCAGTGCAAAGAGATGGAAGCAGATGAGCGAGCTTTCGTTTCAGCTGACAGGAATGACGCCTAGAAACCTTGGTTTTCTTTCCCAGACGGGGAATTCTGGACTGGTGTTTTTGGTCTCGGATAGTAATGGCAGAGTTTGGGTTCTGGGGAATCTTAGGAATGCTGCATACCTTACCAGTGGAGATGCTACTTCTGGGAAGAAATTCGAAGAGGACAACATGGTAAATTTCACTTTCTCAGCCAATACAGGGCTGTATGAATATGCAGGAAGCATCGCAGAAATAGGAGAGGAGGCAGAGAAAAAACAAGTAGGAGGGTTCTCCAAAGGATTTAGTAAAGGATTTAGAATATAAAGGACTATGAGTAATTTAACAACATTAGAAGAAATCAATAAGCTTCTACCTGATAATAACAACGGAGAAATTACAGAAGAAGACCTCCGAAAGTGTTTTGAAAAAACTTTTACTGAATTAGATAGAAAGGCGGATTCGTCTAGGGTAGAGAGCATAGAAAGGGCGCTTCCTCTAGTTGCGACCAAACAGGAACTGAAAGCTGTTGAAAATAAAATAAAGAGTGCAGGCGCTACACCTACACCTGCTCCAACTGTAAACAACAAACTCGCAGGAAAGAAGATTTCGTTCATGGGTGATTCTATTTCTAATTTTGGTGAGACTTCTGCTGAATATAATACGACCACAAAATATACCTTTGATGACACTTGGATAGGGCAGTTTTTGCAATTAACAGGAGGAATCAAAGGAAAGATAGATGCTATTTCAGGCACTACAATGCAGGCGATAACACTAGATGGTGGAGCAATCTACAATACTACACTAGGAAGGGTTGAACTTTTGCTCGAAGACAGCGACTACATTTTCATTTTTATGGGCGCTAATGATCAGCGGAATGATGGTCACAGAGGTCATAAATTAGGGGCAATCCGACCGAAAGGAACGCTGGGGAATTTTGATAATACAAACCCTAATTTCCTTGAATTTACAGGAGCTTACCAATTATACTTAGAGAAAATTTTAAAGCGACACGCCAAGGCTGAAGTAGTTCTGATGACTCCTCTTAAAGCTTTTAGTCAAGGTACTGAAATAGACCTAAACAAGGCATCCGACCAGTATGCAGAGAGGGTTATAGAGATAGCCAAACTATATGGTCTCAAATGGATTGATACCAGAGAGGCTGGATTTACCAACTACAACCACCAGCTGTTCTTCTCTGATGGTCTACACCCGAACAAAGCAGGGCACAGAAGAGTAGCCAGACTTGTGACAGAGAAGGTTTTAGAATTTGGGGTTGTGAGTGATTCTTCTTCAGCAAGTTCAGCGGAGATAGTTATAGGCGGTGCTAATCTTCTGAAAAACACAGCGCTTCCAATGTTTGTGCCTAATGGAGCAGGGACAGGAACATCTGTGATTATGAGTGATGCTTCAGGAAGTTTTGTGCGATATACTCCTGATGCAGATAAGGTTGTTTCGGTTTATGGTTTGTTTTTGGAAGGGAGTAATTTGGGTAATCATTCCAAAAGCATGGATTTTAGACACTCACAC